GAAAGTTTGACAGATGCAGTGATAAGTGGTTGCGGTGCGATTGGAATGTATGAGACTGAGAATGACATAGAATTTATTGGTATACCAACATATCAACTTTACTTTTTAGACAACTACAAAGGCGATGTTGATTGTGTTTTTAGAGAACATCAAGTCACAGCACAATACTTGTTTGAGAACTACAAAAACTTGCCAGACACAATAAAGAAAGCCGCAACAGAAGCACCACAGACAATGATACCTATTACAGAAAATTGTATGAGGGCAACTGGTGATGAAGATTTTACTTACACTGTTATGGTTGGCAAAGAACTTGTGCCAATATTTCAAAAGAAAATGAAAACACAGATGTTTGTTGTTTTTAGATTTGGCAGAACAATTGGTGAAGTTTGGGGAGAGAGTCCAACACGTATGGCTTTGCCTTACATAAGAACAATCAATGAAGCAACTATGTTGCAGATGCAAGCCGCAAGTTTCAGCAGCTTGGGTGCTTGGCAAGTTAACAGTGAGACAGCAGTTAACTTCGCAAACGTGAGATTGAAAGCTGGCGATGTTATAACAGTTGATCAACCATTACAGCCTATCCCATTTGCTGGCAACTTCACAATCACAGATGCAACAATACAAGACACTCGTGCACAGATAAGACGTATGATGTTCAATGATGTAATCTTGCCACCAGAAGGCTCGCCTACTATGACTGCAACAGAGATACAGATCAGACAAGCAGAATTTTACAGAAGATTGGGTACGTATGGTTTGAGATTAGAACAAGAATTTTTACGTCCTATAATTTTCAACCTTGTGAAACGTTTACAAATGAGAGGAGCTGTACCAGAATTTGTTACAGACAAACAAGCATTTGAAATTGTTGTGAACAGTGCAGTAAAAAGAGGCATTGCGTTGAGTGAGATACAGAGAGACTTGCAGTTGTTGCAAGTGGTATCACAACTTGGCAATGAAGCTGTGATGAACATTGATACAACCAAATTGGCACGTAAGATACTGCGTGATGGAGATATGTCACCAGAAGTGCTGCGAAGTGAAAATGATGTAAATGAAATGAAAGAAAATATGTTACAGCAACAACAGCTGGCACAAGCCGCACAGCAAGTGATACAAGAACAGACTGAAAATTAGTTTACCATTTACCAATAAAAGAGTCGTTTTCACACACACAGATTTATTAAAATTAAATAACTGAAAAGAAACAAAATGAAACAAAAAGAAATACAAGAACACTACAAACGTGTGTTTGAAACACCCAGTGGACAGCAAGTTTTACTGGACTTGGAACGTGTAACAAACACAACACGTGTGACAGCAGATTCACCAAATCCATACAGTGCAATCTACATAGTGGCTCAACAACAACTGCTGAAACGTATCAGAAATATGTGTCAACTGCGTACAGCAAAATTAGAAAAGGATAACATCTAAAATGGAACAAACAGAAACGAACACACAACAACAGACGACTGCTACTGAGACAGCAGTAGATAACAATGAAAATAATACACAAACGCAGACTAATCTGCTCAATACAGAAACCGCAAACAATGTTACGGAAAATACGGAACGTCCTACGTGGCTACCAGAAAAATTTAAGACTGCGGAAGACTTGGCGAAAAGCTATACGGAACTTGAAAAAACACTGGCTGACAAGTCTCCAAAAGTACCCGAACAATATGATTTTTCCTATGCAAAAGAATTTGGACTGGCAGATATGGACGATGAATTACGAGGAGAAGTCACGCA